TGGGCTATGCAAACTATGGCATTGTTTAGGGATGATTATGCAACGGCATTATTTCCGTCAAATATTCAGCCTTTGTATGCAGACGATCCAATTCAAATACCTCTTATTGACGGTGAAGCACAATATGAGCAAAGATGGAAATTGGTAGCGAGTTTACAATACAACCCAATCCTTTCAACTACGCAGCAATCGATGTTGGCTGCAAAAATTGAACTGGCTCCAATCGACCAGACCTTTAAACCCTAGGAGAATTTATGAGTACCATTCCTTTTTCGCAAGTAGTTCAAGTAGTACCTTCCGTTTTATCGGCTAATGGCATAGCAGTTGATCTAAATGGTCTCGTGCTTACTCAAAATGCCCTAACACCTTATGGCACAGTATTAAATTTTTCTGATGCTGCTGGTGTTCAAAGCTATTTTGGAGCTGGTTCAGACGAAGCTACTATTGCTAGCATTTACTTCAATGGCTATCAAAATGGCACTCAGTTGCCCGGCAGTCTTTTAATGACCCGTTACCCTGAAGTGGCAATTTCAGGATGGCTGCGTAGCGGTTCTATGGCTTCTGTAACCCTTGGTCAACTACAAACCTTTACTGGTACATTAGCAATTACGATTGCTGGCGTAGTTCAGACTTCAGGAACCATTAATTTAAGTGCAGCAACTAGCTTTAGTTCAGCAGCTTCTATTATTCAATCAGGCTTTACTAGCCCCGGCTTTACTGTTGCATACAACTCAACTCAATCCGCTTTTGTATTTACTACAATCGCTACTGGAGCAACTCAAACCGTTGGTTTTGCTGCAACTGGTACTTTGGCAACCAATTTACGCTTAACTCAAGCTACTGGTGCGATTGTTTCTCAAGGTGCTGATATTGCTGATCCTGCTACTTTCATGGCTAATATTTTGACTCAGAATCAAAACTGGGCAACTTTCATGACTGTTTGGGAAGCTACCATAACAGAAAAAGAGGCTTTTGCTCAATGGAGTAATTCAGCTTCTCCACGTTGGCTGTATGTTTGCCAAGACTCTGATCCAAATGCTTTGGTCGCTAATAACACGACTACTTTTGGTAATTACTTGCAAACCAATGAACTTATTGGTACTTGCCCAATTTACGGCAATTTGACTCATGCTGCCTTTGTTTGCGGTTTTGCTGCTTCATTGAACTTTACTCGTTTAAATGGACGTGCAACGCTTGATTTCAAATCACAGTCAGGTCTAGTTCCTTCTGTAACCAATTCGACCCAATACACTGCAGTTGTTTCCAATGGGTATAACTGCTATGGCGCATTTGGATCTAACAATCCAGCTAACAATGCAAACTGGTTTACACCGGGTTCCGTATCGGGCAAATGGCTATGGGCTGATACTTATTTGAATCAAATTTGGCTCAATGCTAATCTCCAATTGTCTATGGTTAACCTATTGACTCAAGTTGGCGCAGTTCCTTATAACTCACAAGGTAATGGTTTAATTTACTCTGCTGCTCTTGATCCAATCAACGCAGCCAAAAACTTTGGCGCAATTCGTGCTGGCATTAACGTTTCTGCTGCTCAAGCTGCTGAGATTCAGTACGCAACAGGCGTAAATGCTGCTCCTACGATTGCCTCTCAGGGTTTCTACTTACAAATTAGTGAGGCTACTGCTCAGACTCGTGCTGCACGTCAATCTCCTCCAATTACTTTGTATTATCAAGATGGTGAGGCGGTTCAGCAAATCACTATGGCTTCAATCGCAATTCAATAAGGATAAATTATGTCAACAATAACCTCAGCAAATTCGGTCTTATCTCTTGCCATTAATAAGTATTTTCCCGTACCTCAAATTATTCAAGGGTATGCGGTAGATGATGCTTTTGAAAGCGAAGCCGTACAACAGTCAGAAATTTTGATGGGCGTAGATGGTGTTTTGTCTGCTGGTAAAGTATTCGTACCTTACAANATGACTATTCACCTTCAAGCTGATAGCCCTAGCGTATTTTTATTTGACGCATGGCGCAACGCTCAAGATGCAGCAGTTGATGTTTTCTCTGCTAGTGGCTCCATTACCCTGCCTTCTACAAGCATGGTATATACTTTGCAAAATGGCTACTTAACAATGGCAACTCCGTTCCCAGCAGTTAAGAAAACCTTGCAACCACTGGTTTACGAAATCACTTGGCAGCGAATTATTGGCGGTCAAATTTAATAGGTAGCAATCTAAAAAATGGCTAGAAAAGAATCGACATTCGTAGCAGAAATTGGCAGAGATAAGGGAAAGCAATTCCATATTACTGAAATGTCTGCTACTCAAGCTGAAAACTGGGCTATTAAGGCAATTCTCGCTGTCGGCAATGCTGGCATCGATATTCCTGAAGACCTNTCAAATCAGGGAATGGCGGGACTTATGGCAGTCGGATATACGAGCTTATTAAAAGTTCCGTTTGAAGCTGCCAAGCCACTTTTGGACGAAATGATGACCTGCGTTCAGATCATCCCTTCTGCAAATATTAAAAGACCTCTAATTGAAGATGACATAGAAGAAGTTCAAACTCGCTTGCAATTAAGAAAAGCCGTTTGGAGCCTTCACATGGATTTTTTTTTAGGCGAAAGCCAATCGACTTCGGAGTCAGAAGCTCGAGCCAATCCGTCAAACGCATCATTGAGTATCAAGCTGCCCCGCAAACGATCTCAACAGTAATATCGTCTAAATTGGCTACTCTCCATGAACTTGATACTGTCTATGGTGTTGAGGATCTATGGATTCTTCTTGAAATCAATGCCGTTGATAAACATAATGCGTCACTAATGAATGCTAAATAATGGCTACCGTAATTGATTCCTTATTAATAGAATTAGGTTTAGATACCACTAAATTTAATGCAGCTCAGCAAAAGTCCGTAGATCAACTACGCAAGCTGGACGAGCAATCCCAAAAGACCTCCAAAACTATTGCCAAAGGTGCAAAAGATATGGGGGATGGCTTTACCTTCATGAAGGACTCTTTAATTGCTTTTGGTACTGTATTGGTAGGGCTTTCAGCGTTTAAAGATTTAATAATTAATACTACTAANCAAAACGTTGAACTTGGTAGATCTGCTCATATTTTAAGCATGAATGCCGTTGAGCTTAAAACTTGGGGTCAATTAGCTGAATTGACTGGTGGAAGTGTTGAGTCTATGACTAACACTATAAAAGGCTTACAACAGGCTTTAGCAGGGCTTACAGTTGGCGATACTAAGATGGTCAAGGCAACTTCAATGCTAGGCGCATGGAGTGCTTTTGACATCAATAAACAGACCGTTGACCTTTACAAGCTATCAGACGCAATCGTTAAATATAAAGCTACCCATACCGAAGCTGAAACCGTTATGTGGACGGAAGCATTAGGAATTGATCAATCTTCCTTGCTGTTGTTGGAAAAAGGATCTTCTTATTTACACGAACACTATGATGAGTTTCAAAAGTTAAATGAAGTAATGAATAAAAATGCTGAAACTGCTGACAAGATAAATGAAGCTTGGATAAGGGTAAAAGCTACTTTAGAAGGCATTAAACAATCTTTTTATGGATGGGTAGGAAAGGTTTTATTGAGCCCATCTAGCCCTGAAGATCAAGCTGCTTGGGAAAGATACGATCAGATTCGCAAGAAATATGATGAATCTAAAGGCGGTGGGAAAAGCGGGTCCACAGGAGCTGCAAATACTTTGATGGATTATTTCACTTCTCAAGGGTGGACTAAAGCACAAGCTGCTGGAATTGTTGGCAATCTAATGCAAGAAAGCTCTTTAGATCCAACTCGTAAAAATAAAACGGGTCATACTGGATTAGCTCAATGGAATGCAGAAAGACAAGCGGATTTTAGAGCTTGGGCAGGATATGGTTTAGATGACAGTAGAGCTGATTTATTAAAACAAGCTCAATTTATTAATTATGAATTGACTCAAGGAAAATATAAAAAAGCTGGAAGCAGTCTAAAAACTCAAGGAACTGCCGAAGGGTCATCCAATGTTGTTATGCAGCAATATGAAAAGCCCGGTGATTATTCAGGAGCGCAAAGAGCAGCTTATGCAAATCAGGCTATGCTAGGTGCTGGATTAACAGTCCCATCGGGAAATTCTAAAGTAGTTAACTCTAACGTCAATATTCAAAATTTAGCGGTTAATACTCAAGCTACTGATGCAAATGGTATATCTAAGGATTTACCAGTTGCATTGCAACAAAATTTATTAATTAATGCTGGAATAGTAGGTGCTGAATAATGTCTTTAATACCTTATCCTAATGTTCCGAATTTGCCCGGTGTTCCTGCATTAGCTAGAAGCAACAATGCTCAATTTGCTGCTGCTGCTCTAACGATTGTAGGGGAACTTTTACCCAATAATCTTTTTGGTCCACAATGGTCAATCCTAAATCAAAAAACAGGNCAAAAAGCATTGGAACCTGATTCTTTTGTGGCTATTGAATATCGCAACGAAAGAAAAATCCCTACTTATCCACTAGAGCAGGGAAGCTTTCAAAGCTACAACAAAGTGGCTTTGCCATACGATTTAAAGGTAACAGTATCTTGTGGCGGTAATCAAACAATGTCCACAATTCAATTTTTAGATGCTATTGCTGCAATGTTGAATTCTTTGGATGTCATTACTGTAGTTACACCCAATAGAACTTATTTAAAAACTTCTTTAATTCACGTTGACTATCGGAGAGAATCAACTCGTGGAGCAACTTTAATTTTGGCTCAATTATGGTTTCAAGAATTGAGAATTTCTACTCAACCAATAACGCCAACCATTACTCCTTCGGGAACTCAAAAAACTCCTTTGGGACAACTTTCGCCAGTAAATCCAACAGGAACTTTTGGATCTATCAATCCTAATGCAACGGCTGGGGGCTTTGGAATTAAATGACAATACAAACCATTCCAATTTCTGCTATTGCAGCTCAAACTTTTACAATTCAGTTAGGCAATCAAAATTGTGAAATTAGTCTTTATCAAAAAAGTACGGGATTGTATTTTGATTTAATTTTAAATAATGTTCCTATTGTTCAAACCATGCTTTGTTTAAACTTAGTGGGATTGGTCAGAGAGCAATATTTGGGCTTTATTGGACAACTTGCATTTTTTGATACTCAAGGAACAAATGACCCTGAATATACAGGTCTAGGAACTCGTTATTTATTGGTTTACGCATCATGACCTTTGCCGTAAGACGCATAAGTCTTCAATTTTCGACTGCTAATAATAAAGTGACGAATTTGGAAGGGTTAAGAGCTTCTGCCATAATTTTAAGCGCAGGAGGAGCAAACCCTTCGGCTCAACTTCAAATGCGGGTTTATGGCATGACGCTTGAGCAAATGAATCAATTTTCTGCTGCTGGATCAACTTTTGTTGCTCAGCAACAAATTAATATTACCGTTTTGGCTGGGGATGAAAAAGGCGTAATTGGTCAAATTTTTGCTGGAGGCATTTTTTCTAGCTATATTGATTTTGCAAGCGTTCCTGAAGTTTCTTTTGTTGTGACTGCTCAAGCAGGTATGTATGAAAGAGCAACGCCAGCAGCCCCTAATAGCTGGGCTGGAGCTCAAAATGCCGAAGATTTGATTGCATCATTAGCCAAAACCATTGGATTTACATTTAATAATCCTCAAAATGTTCATGCTGTTGTGCAAAATCAATATGTCTATGGCTCTCCAATGGAGCAGATTTTAAAGATTATTCGTGCTGTTTCTTTTGCTTCATCTATTGAAAACAACACTATTACCATTTATCCCAATGATGGAACTAGAGACAACAAAATAATCAATATTAGCCCTCAAAATGGTTTAGTAGGCTATCCAACCTATTATGAGTCGGGATTTATTATTAAATCTGAATACAACCCTGAAATGCTGATTGGTCGAAAAATTAACTTAACCTCTCAAATTCCTAAAGCAAATGGTGAATGGGTAATTTTTGAAGCTACTCACGAAATTAGTACGCTAACTCCTGATGGTCCTTGGTTTACGACTGTCAAATTAGGAAATAAAGGAACTAATAGTGTCAGCCCCAACTAAACCAGTTTTATCTAATATAACGCCTACCTCGAATGGCACTGAATTATCGAGGATGCAATTTATTATCAAAACGGCATTAGCTGGATTAAGAACGGCTATACCTGTTAAGGTTATTTCTTGCTCTAATACAGGTGGCGTAGCCCCTATTGGCACTGTAAGCGTTCAACCTTTGGTAAGTGCAGTAGATGGCTCAGGTCAAGTATGGGATCATGGAACCATCTATAACGTGCCTTACATGAGAATACAAGGCGGGGCTAATGGAGTCATTATTGACCCTGTATCTGGAGACATTGGGATCGCCACTGTATGCGATAGAGATATTTCAACTGTCAAAAATACTGGCAAGGTTTCCCCACCGGGGTCAAATCGAAAAAATGATATGTCCGATATGGTTTATTTAATGACCATTATTGGCGCACCCCCTACTCAATATATAGAATTTAACAGCTCAGGCATTACAATTCATTCTCCTACAAAGGTTACAATAAACGCACCAAACGTTGAAATAGATGCGTCAACTGAGTGCAAAATTAATGCCCCAACGATTACATTAAATGGTGCAGTTAATCAAACCAGTGGCTCTGCTGCAACGTTTAGTGGTTCTATGAATGTAACTGGTGACGTTACTGCTAACGGAACTAGCTTGCATACTCATAAACATGGTGGAGTTCAAACAGGTAGCGGACAGACGGGAGTGCCAGTGTAATGACAATTATTCAAAATACCTTATTGCTAGATCAGTCAGCATGGGATTTGGTTCTTGACATTAATGGCAACATTGCTTTGGCAGGTACTCCTTACTCAATCGCTCAAGACGTAGCTTCAGCAACTAGGACATTTTTAGGCGAATGTTGGTATAACACCGATTTAGGGGTTCCTTACTGGCAGCAAATACTTGGTTATTTACCTCCTTTGCAATATGTTGCTGAACAAATGTCTGAACAAGCACTTACCATTCCAAATGTAGTCACCGCAAATGTTACATTTCAATCATTTACTGATAGGGAATTAAGTGGTCAAATTGAAATAATTGACACAGACGGAACAATTAATAATGTCGCTTTTAGTGGATAAACTATGACAACGAACGTACCAGCAATACAGTGGATTAATGGTTCCCCATCCCTGCCGTCAGAACAAGATATTTTGGCAGGAGTTCAGGCAGACATTAATGCTGCTTTTGGGGGAGGTGTTAACCCTTCTTTGCAAACTCCACAAGGTCAATTAGCGCAATCAGAAACAGCCTTAATTGGTGAAAAAAACAATGAAATTGCTTACATTGCCAATCAAGTAAATCCTTCAATGGCTTCAGGCATTTGGCAAGATGCCATTGGTTATATTTATTTTATGACTAGGATCCCCGGTGCGGGTACAGTCGTGCAAGCAAATTGTACGGGTGCAGTTGGTACTGTTATACCAGCAGGTGCAGTAGCTAAAGATACAAGTGGATACCTTTATTCCTCTGTTTCTGCAGCAACTATTCCTGCAAGCGGATCAGTTACGGTAGAGTTTCAAAATCAAACACAAGGTCCTATTGCCTGTAATATTGGAGCATTAAACGTCATTTACACTGCTGTTGCAGGCTGGGACACCATTACCAATACGACTGCTGGAGCTCTTGGCAATAATGTTGAATCTCGGGCTGCGTTTGAAGCTCGCAGGATTGCCAGCGTTGCAGTTAATGCAGTTAACTCAGTGCAATCTATTTATGCAGCCGTAGCTTCAATTTCAAACGTCATTGGCGTTTTTGTAGTAGACAATCCATCGAATTCAACCGTAAATTATGGGGCTTCAAGTTATCCTTTAGCCCCGAATTCTATTTGTGTAAGTGTTGCTGGAGGCACTTCTTCAGCAATCGCACAAGCTATTTGGAATAAAAAACCACCGGGCTGTTCATACAACGGCAATACTTCAGTTACAGTTTATGACAATAATTATTCAAGCCCAGTTCCTTACACCGTTACCTATTTAACGCCTACATCGGTTCCTATTTATTTTAATGTCAATATTAAAAATAGCCCTCTTTTACCAGCCAACATTACTACATTGGTTCAAAATGCGGTCATTCAGACATTTAATGGTTTAGACGGAAGCGGTGCTCCAGTAAGCATTGGATCAACTTCGTATTCGGGTAGGTACTATACAAACATCAACGCCATCAATCCCAATGTTAATGTAATTGAAGTGTATTTAGGGCTTAGTGCAAGCCCAACTACTTTGTTAGTCAGCATGGGAATAGATCAATTACCTACCTTAACAGCTTCAAATATTTTGGTGACTTTGGTATAACTTATGTACGGATTAGTTCCCTTTTCAGGCTCTCCGTTTGCTTCATTTGCAAATAAGCAAGTAGCACCAAAGCCAACGGCTGAAGTTATCCCGCTTTGGGAAAAAACAATATTAAGTCAATATGATGATTCTCCTACGCTATTAAGCATGATTGAATCATTTAATGATGCTATTGATCCAACGGCAAACATAGCAGCTTTTTATGAAAACATTTGGAACGTTAATACAGCCAATGGCTATGGTTTGGATGTTTGGGGACAAATAGTTGGAGTCTCCAGATACTTACAAGTTTCAACATCCAATTATTTAGGATTTGATGAAGCCTACACAGCCCCAACAGCTAGCACAGGTCCACAACCATTCAATCAAGCTCCTTTTGCTTCAGGAGTACCAGCAACAACTACTTTTGCATTAACTGACAATCAGTATAGACAACTCATTATGGTAAAGGCTGCAGCTAATATCTCCAACCTTTCCATACCATCAATTAACGCATTATTGAGAGCTGAATTTGCTTCGAATAATGGTATTGATCCTTATGGTGATGCTTATGTCATTGATTTAGGAGGAATGGCATTTGAATACTATTTGAATTTCATTCCTAATGCAGCTCAAATCGCTATTATTAATAATTCAGGGGTGTTTCCAAGACCTGCTGGCGTTCATGTAACCCTCGTATATATCTAGGATTAAATATGCAAAGTACCAACATTCCTTCAAAAATCCCATTGCCATTTGCTTATGCAGCAAGTTCAGGATACATCAACACAATCCCAGCAGCTTCGCAAATTGGTATTACTAATGGTAGAGCTTCTCTCCATGATGGATTCCCACCTGATACTTTTACGCCAATTAGCTCAGGAGGCGTTCCTCCTTTTGGTGGTGACTTTAATGGTATTTTGAATGAAATTACTGCTATTCAACAATGGCAAGAAGCAGGTGGATTTTTTCCATTTGACCCTACTTTTGCAACAACAGTAGGTGGATACCCTAAAGGTGCAATCATTCAAAGTTCTACGGGCGTAGGTTTTTGGATTAGCACTGCTGAAAATAACAGTAACAATCCTGATAGCGGTGGTGCTGGGTGGGTTCCTACAGGATTTTATGGTTTAATTTCCGTTCCTATATCAGGCACTAGCTTTACCATAACCAATTTAGAGGCTGCTTATCCTATTATCAGTTTTACTGGAAGCATATCAGGCACTTGTGTAGTAACAATGCCTAATTTCCAAAGTGATTGGATTGTCATTAACAACACCACTGGCGGTTTTCCGCTTCAAATAAAAACTGCTAGTGGCACTGGTATTACTTTAAACAATAATCAATCCACTACCATTTATGGTGATGGAGTAAATATTTACTTTTCTAGTACTGCAGCCGTTTCAAGCTTTAATAGTCGAGTTGGTGCAGTTACTTTAAATGCAGGAGACGTTACTTCTGCATTAGGGTATACCCCATACCCTTCTTCCAATCCAGCAGGATATTCCACTGGCGCAACTGGTTTAGGGTTTAACGGTACAACTTGGCGTAGCGTTACTGGCTCAAGGGGATTTAATACTACCTATTACAATCCATATAGTTATCCTATTGCAGTATCTGCGTCTACAACTTGCTCCTCTGGTTCGTCTATTTACGGCTACGTTAATGGTGTATTTGTGTCTTTTTTCCAATGGCAATTTAATGGATGCGGAGCTTTTGGAGGATGTTTTATGATTGTGCCACCAGGTGCAAGCTATCAACTAAATTCAGGTCAAGGTGTTTATAACTGGTCAGAGCTATATTAAGGATAAATGATGAGATATTTTAAAGACACAACAGGTCAAGTTCATGGATACGATGAAACTATTCCAGCATTTGAACCTTACATTGAAAAAGCTATAGAAAATAAGTGGGAAGAAGTTACAGGATCTTATCCTCCTGTTGAAACTAAAGACCAAGCACAAACCCGTCTTAGCCCTTCAATTACTTCTGCTATTAACGATGAAGCGCATCAATGGGGTTATGATGACATTGTTTCTGCTGTTTCTTATATTACTAGCACTAATCCTCAATACGTTGCTGAAGCAAAAGCTCTATTAAAATGGCGTGATGAGGTTTGGTCTTGGGCAATTCCTGCTTTAAATCAAGTAATCCCCGGTGAAACTGCTGGTCAATTTTTGGCTAATATGCCTTCACCTCCAGCAAGACCAGTTGTGTAAATAAAATAATTTTAAGAAAGGATTTACCATGTTTTCAATCAAGCAATTCTTAATTAATGCGTCTTCAGAAGTTCGTCAAGAAATTCGTAAGCTAATCGATGAAATTGAAGCAAGCATTCCTGCTGAGACTCCTGCCGTTGAAGAATCTCCAGTTACAGAAAAAAACGAAGCTCTAGCTCCTAAAGCTGAAGCCCCTACTGAGGAGTAAGGGTGATGGATTGGTCAGCAATAGTCGCAGCTATAGCCATTTTAGCCACAGCAGCCTCGGGAGTAATCGGGTGGTGGTCAAAAGAGTTATCTAAAAATCAGGATAAGATCGTTGCCGATCAATCAACTTTAGCAAGGCAGATCAATAATCTTGAAGTAAAGGTATCCGATCATTACGTTAAACGTGAAGACTTTCAAAGCGTTACAAATCAAATATTTCAAAAGCTGGACAAAATACTCGACAAACTTGATACGAAGGTGGACAAATAATGTTTAAGCAGATCGCAGCACTACTA